TCCTAATGCAATACCTGCACTTGATGAATCAATTAAATCATCATATAAGATGTTAGCACAGAACTATCACTTGCCTACTTCTTTTGTTGAAGGCACTACTGCTGAATCAGGAGTAGCATTAAGATTAAGAAACCAAGAACTGCAAGATGATAGGAAGTCAGATGTTACAAGATGGAGAAACCTAGAACATGAATTGTTTGAATTAGAGAAACTAATGATAGCAGTAGAACTTGGTAAAGATGCAGGTGATTTAGAAGATGTTGATTTTAGTGAATCAGTAGATATACTATCAGACCAAGAGCAAAGAGATAAATGGGAATGGGAACTATCACATGGTCTTATTGATAAGGCTGATATTATGATGCAAAAGAATCCTGATTTAACAAGAGAAGAAGCAGAAGATTATCTGTTTGATAGGAAAGAACAAGAGTTAGAAACTGAAGAAGCAGAAGCACCTGAATCTGCACTACTACAAGCATTAGAAAGACCTGTAGAATAATGGCTGAATATCAAGGCAAACAAGTTAAGTTAAACAAACCTTCAAGGATTACTAAAGGACAAGCAGGATATGGTAGAAAGAAGTTCCAAGTTTATGTGCAAGATGGTGATAAAGTAAAGAAGGTTATGTTTGGTGATCCTAATCTATCTATAAAAAGATTTAGTGATGCTAATAGAAAGTCATTTAGGGCAAGGCATAAGTGTGATAGCAATCCACCTAAAGATAAAACTAAAGCAAGATATTGGAGTTGTAGGTTTTGGGAATCTAAAAAGACAGTATCAGAACTACTTAAATAATGGCTAACCAATCAGACATAGACAATTCAGCACAAATAATTGCAGACCTTGTAGATAAAGCAAGAACAGAATTAGTTAATGATTTATATAAACTTGGATTAAACACAGATGATGCAACAGCATTTGCCCAATCATTGCTTGATTTAGATGTAGAAGGAACTTTAAAAAAGAAACTACAAAAGGCTACATCAGCATATGCTAATGCACATAGGCAAGTATTAGAATCAACTATTGGCTTTGCAGAAATAGAAGCAGCCACATTAACTACATTTGCACAATTAAATGAACAAATATTTGATAACTCAATTATAAGAACTATATCAGGCAATATAAAAACAGAAGTATCAAAAGGAATATTAGCAGGATTGACAGCAGATGAAATACTAGTAAATGTATCAAGTTCAAGTATATCTAATGCACAGATGCAAACACTTGTTAATACTACACTAAATTCTTATTCAAGAACAATTACAAATCAAATGATGAATGTAGCACCTGCAAATACAAAGTATGTTTATATAGGACCTGTAGATGAGAAAACAAGACCTGAATGTTTATCTATGGCAAGTGCTGGAAGAATAACAGAATCACAAATAAAATCAAAATTTGGTGCTTCTGTATTAGTAGATGGTGGTGGATTTAATTGCAGACACAAATGGGAAATAGCATCTAGTGAAGGAGTAGAACTATTTGAAGGAGATAAAGTAAATGCTTGATCTTAAATTCTTTTTAAGAGTAGGACCTAATACAAGAGATAGATATAGAAAGCATATCTTTGAAGATGCTAAAGATGTTTTTGGTAAGTCATTCAAAGGCTATACAAAAAAATATAGTGAAAGAAAAAAAGCAAACAAATTTAAAAGACAGGCATCACAATATGCAAGTAGCAATGCACCTGTATTAACATCTGATTTATTAAGAGATTTTAGTTTAATCAAAACAATGACAAATGGATTCCAATTAGGATTTGCTGCATTTGGTGCAAGAGTACAACATTTAAAAAAGATGGGCAGAGTATTGTCAGCACCTAACCAAGCATTGCCTAATGGTGTAATCCAATATTTAAGTAAAGAAGCAAGTATATATATTAAGAAGAAATTGCCTAAAGGTAAAAAAAGATATAGAATTGGAAAATAATTTTATATATATTATGATTAAGATTTTTCAACAATAACTCACAAAAGAGGTACAAATGTCAGAAGAAAAAGTAGAAACTCAAGCAACTCAAGATACAGAGGTTAAAAATCCCAGCACAAATGCTGAACAAAAAAATGTTCCATATGATAGATTTGCAGAAGTTAATCAAGCAAAAAATGATCTTGCAACTCAAAATGGTAAACTCCAAGCACAGATTGATAAGATGAATGAAACTCAAAAGCAACAACAACAAGCAAAACTTGTAGAAGATGGTAAACTACAAGAAGCACTTGGTATTGTTAGCAAAGAAAGAGATACATTTAAAACACAGGCAGAGCAATGGAATCAATATCAGGCTGATAAAAGAGAATCATTAATGGGCAAATTAACTGATGACACAGATAAATCTATTGCAGAAGGCTTGAATGATTTAAATAAACTAGAAACATATGTTAATAAAGTTACTAATGTTAATTCACCATCAACATCAACTGCAAGAGCCACAAGTGGTAAAACAGGAGATATGGGTGGCTATTCTTCTTGGGAAGAATTTGCTATGAAAGACCCAAAGGGTGCTGAAAAAGCAATAGAAGAAAGCACAGTAAACTTTATTAAATAAAACTCTGTCAAAATGAAGGCTAACAAGCAGTTGAAAGACAGATAAATATTTAGGAGTATTTCATGGCAAATACAGATGTAGGTGTTGCAGCAGGTGGTTTAGGAAAAACCATTGCAGCAGCAATAGTTCAATTTAACAAGGCTTCAGTAACTCCTGCTACCATTTCAATGGCACCTGCAGTAAAAGGGTCAAACACAGTTCAATTTCCTGTTTATGCTAAAGTGGCAACAAGTGCTGTTACTAATGAAGCAACAGGAGATGAAGATACAGAAGTAGCAGCAACAAGCATTACAACTGCTGCAACTAATGTTGAAGTATTAAGAAATCATATTAATGCAAGAGTAACAGACCTTGCTGCATATGGTAACTCTGATGCTTTAATGGTGAATGCAGGACAAGTTCTTGGTAATGCAGTAGCAGCAGAATTTGACACAAATATTTGTGCTTTATTTGATGGCTTTGCAACAACTAAAGGGTCAGATGATTCTTTAAGATTCCTTGATATTATGGATGCAGTTGCTTCATTAGAAACTAATGATGCTCCAAGACCATATTCAGCAGTATTACACCCACAACAAATGTATGGATCATTTGGATTATCAAATGAGTTGGCTTTAACAGCAACTAATTCAAGTGTAGGTGCATTTGCACATGGTGGTGCATCTTCTGTAGGTGAGCAGTTTTATGGTGCAGGATTTGTAACTTCTCTTGCAGGTATAGCATTCTATACTTCACCACAAGTTGCAGATGGTGATACAGGCAGAAAAAAGGGTGCAATCTATGCTAAAACAGCATTAGGTGCAGGTTACATTGATTTTGGTGGTGGTAACTTTATTGAGTTAAGAACTGAAAGAAATGAACTTGGTGCATCAACAAACTTGGTTGCAAATGGTTATTGGGCAGCAAGTGAATTAGTAGATTTACATGGTGTAGAAATACATACTGAAATCTCATAGTAAGCAGTAAGTAAGTAATGACAAGCAAAAGGGTGGCATTGTTGGAGTGCCACCCTGATGTATAAAAATTATGGCTGATAAAAAAAATATTATAAAAAAAGATAGACCAATAAAAGATATTGGCAATTTAAACAATAAAGAATTTGGTTGTGAACTTGATCCTAATAAAAAACTATGCTTAACTGAAGATAAAGATAAAGGACAACAAGCATATTATAAAGGTTCAAAGATGAAGTACATGGATTATATGCAAGAAGTAACTGATAGAATTAGCAGAAATAGAAATGGAAAAGGTGTTGAAAACATTGGTTTCTTTGGTGGTGTAAATTTTGATAAGAATGGAAAAATTATTAAATCTTAAATGGAGAAATAATGAAAGAAAATAAAAAAGAAGTTAAAAAAGAAAATAAAAAAGCAGTTAAAAAAGCAGTAAGCAAAGTAAAGATAACTAAACCAAGTGGCAATGTTATTTACAGAGAAAGTTATGAAGGTTTAGCAAAACAGTATGAATCTAAAGGCTGTAAAGTAGAGGAGGTTTAATATGCCATATGGTAAAAGTAATTATAAAGTAATAAGAGTAACACCTACATTAGACACAAGTGAATATGTAGCAGGAGATGTTATATTTAACTCTGTAGCAATACCTAATGCTGTAATTGGTAATGGTGGTTGTTCTAAATTAGTAGCTGCATTTGTACAGAGTGAAAATGCAACTAATCTTGAATGTGAAATAATATTTACACAAAGTGCTGCAACTTTTGGAACTGTTAATGCAACAGCAAACATTTCAAGTGCAGATTTAAGAACAGCAGGAATGCTAGGGTATATGTCATGTGAAGCAGCAGATGATACTACTAATTTTCTTGATAATTCTGAAATAAAAAGAATATATGATGGAAGAAGTGATGCAAGTGCTTCTACTCCAAAAGCAGACCCTATATTGTTACAAGCAGCAGATGATTCTACTTCTGTTTATTTTGCATTATTAGGTGGTACTACTATTACTTATGGAGCAGATGATTTACAATTTATATTCCATATTGAATATAGATAGATGTCTATAATAGCAGACATTAAAAGACATGAAGGCTATTCTAAAAAGGTTTACAAAGACACACTAGGTTATGACACAATAGGGATAGGCTTCTTGGTATCTTCATTAGAATTAGATGAAGATGTTTGTGATATTATTCTTGAAAGAAGGTTGATCAAGAATGAAAGAGTTTTAGAAAGAAAACTTTTATATTACAGAGATTTGCCACAGCCTGTTAAAAATATCCTACAAAATATGTATTATCAATTAGGCAATAGATTGTTCAAGTTTGTTAAAACATTGCATTATGTTGAGAATCACAAGTTTCAAGCAGCAGGCATAGAGATGCTTGATTCATTATGGGCTAAACAAACACCTAACAGAGCAAAAGAATTAAGTGAAGAAATGAGAAATTGTGAATAAAAAAGACACAGAAGTTGTGATTACACATTTAGAATACATCAAAGAAAAAGTTGATGCAAATTACAATCATTTAAAAGAATTGAATGGCAGAGTTAGAAAGAATGAAGTATCTATTTCTTGGATCAAAGGGATAGGCTTAACAGTTACATTTGTAGTATCATCATTTATAACTTACTTTATGAAGGAGTAAAATGGGCTTAATATGTCCTGTTTGTTTTTCAAAGCAATTAAGAAAAGATGGTTGGGTGCATGAAAAACAGAGATGGCTGTGTAAGAAATGTATGGGAAAGACAGTACACCCATTAAACTCTGGTGATGCAGAGATACTCACAGAGAATGTAAAACTTGCTAAACAAAAGCAATCCTACCAAGACCTTAATAGAATAGAAAGAAAAACATTTAGAGAATATGCAAGAGTAGAAAATGCTGTTGCTGTTTATAGTAAACAATTAGAAAAGATTTTTGACAAATATGAATTAAACAAATTTACTAAATAACATAAAAGAACTTAATAACAAGTTGGTGTATTGCAGTTTAGTGATGTGCATTTTAATGAATTGGTTGATTTAGAGCATAATAAGTATGACTTTAGTGTTGCATCTAAAAGATGTAAATACTTTGTTAAAAAGGCTATTATGTACTTTAAATCACAAAATATAAGCAATATACTAATAGCACAAACAGGTGACCTGTTAAATAGTGATAGAAGATTAGATGAATTGTTATCAATGGCTACTAATAGAGCAAAGGCTACTTTTTTAGCAGTAGATATATTTCAACAAGTGATTTTAGATTTAAATAAACATTTTAATGTATCAGTTGCATCAGTTACAGGCAATGAATCAAGAGTAAAAGATAATTGGGGCTGGAGTAAAATGTTAGCATCTGATAATTATGATTATACTATATTTCAAACATTAAAGTATTTATTTAAAGATAGTAAAGTTAATTTTATTAATGGTGATCCTACTGAATTAGTAGTTGAGGTAGCAGGTCAGAATTTATTAATGTTGCATGGTAATGGTGCAATTAAAAAAGGATTAGATACAAGTATAACACAGATTATGGGCAGATATAAAGCAAGAGGAACAAACATAGATTATGTTATATTTGGTCATATACATAGTGCAAGAGTGTCTGATAGTTTTTCAAGAAGCAGTAGCATGGTAGGTGCTAATGATTATTCAGAGAAAGCATTGAATTTAGCAGGTAGGGCATCACAAAATTGTTATATATTTTATGACAATGGTAATAGAGATGGTGTAAAGATTGATCTGCAAAACTATGATGAAGATATGTATGATATAAACAAATCATTAGAATCATATAATGCTAAAAGTCATGACAAAGTAAATAGTGGAACAACAATATTTAAAGTGGTAGTATAATGGATTGGTTTGATATAGTAGATAGATATGGCATTGCAGTTGCAATGAGTGTTGTGATGGCTTTGTATATATGGAAAAGCACAAAGTTTATACAAGATGAATTGACAAGAGAATTAAGAGAATCTTTTGGTAGATTAGAAGGCATATTGGTTAAGTTAATTGACCAACAAAAGAAGATGCAGTTAGAACAAAAAGGTATTGAAAACTCTTACAAAACATTAGTAGAAGTTATTGCTAAATTAAGTGGCAATGGATTAAGAGAAAAGTTTTTAAGAATGCAGGAAAGAAATGATAATAAAAAATATTAGCACAAGATGTCTTATATTATTATTATGGATATTAGATAAATTAGTGATGTTCCTATTATTTACATTAAGCAGAATATGACAAAAGATAAACAAATAGATATATTATGGAAGGCAGTAAATAAACAAGGAAGATACATAGAGCAACTTGAAATACAGGTTGCATCTTTAAAGAAAGATTCACACCCTCCTATCTTTAAAGAATCACAATATAATAATTTGGTTCAAAGATTAGAGTTTGTTGAAGCATTTATAAATCAATTAGAATTAATAAGCAAAGGAGAAATGAACTAATGGAATTTTTAACTAACAACTTAACATTATTAGCAGGTGGAACAACAGCAGGTTTAGTATTATGGTTACTTAAAAGAATACCTAATCATAAGATATATGATACAGTGGAAAATTGTGCATATGCTTTAGGTAATTTAATGACATTGAGATTATCTAAAATGAAGTGGACTAAAGACCTATGGAATGCTACAATAGAACCATACTTTATTGACTTAATAGATAATACTGTTGGTGCATTTATCAATGGATTTATCAATGGATTAAGGAGTGATAAGTAATGTTTCAAGTATTATTAGGCAAATGGATTGCTAAAAAAGGTGGTGTAACTGCATTGCTTATAGTTGGTGACCTTATCACAAAGATTACTAAATCAGAGAAAGATGATAAGATGTGGAAGAAAATCAGACCTATTATAAAGAAGTATAGATAGTGTCATACAACATAGCAGATATTAAAAATAGATTAAGTGGATTCTATCAAAGAGTTATAAAAAACATTATAAGTTTAGGTAATGATAGCACATTAGAATCTGATCTAAAGCCACTAAAGGTTGGTGAAAAGAATACACCTATTGAATTATCTGAATCTGAAGTAAATGTAAGAGGTACAATTAATGCAGAAGCAATTAATGTTAAAGGCTCTGCTGTGCAAACAGGAACAGATGCAGGTGCTACACAATTAAGTGAACTATCAGATGTAACTTATTCATCAGGTGATTTAACAATAACTGATTTAGATACTATAGTTTCTAGTGGTGATGTAACTGTAGATTCAGGTGGTAAGATTAGTTTAGATTCTACTAATGATTCAAATGGTGCAATAGATGGAACTACTTTCAAAACAGCAGGTACTGAATTTGCTGCAATAACTTCACATCATGCACTATCAACTTTAACTTTATATGAAGCAGGTG